AATAATTATATTTAAATAATAAACGTTAAGTTATAGATAATAACCGAGACTACAAAATTTAGTTAATAACTTTTTTAATATTGAATAGACATATAGTTTATCTGTATCATCTAAAATATTAAAATCATCATTACATTCTAAGTAAGCGTAAAGAAAATCATTAATGTGTTTTTCTAATTTCTTCTTGCTCATCAAACTTTCCTTCAGATAATCTCCCAGTGTCTTTGTCATAATGTAAGTAAGTGCAAATGCCTGTCTCTCCTGTGTATCTATTTTTTAAACATCTAACTGTCATAATATCTTTATAGTCATCAGATTGTTGATTACGTTCACAACCTAAAACTATATCTGACAGTTGAGCTATAGCGTGACTTCCTCTTAAATGACTTAGAGAAGTTACTGCACCTTCTTCGTGACCACTCTTACCTTCAGGTCTCTTTAAATGAGACACTAAGATTAATCCAAAATTTAATTCTTCTACTAATGACCTAAGTTTAGTTAAAGTGTTATCAATTATTCTTCTTTCACTTTCACCTTCAAGGCCACTAACTAAAATAGAGAGGTGGTCAAGTACAACGTACCTACAATCACATCCTCTAACTAAATATCTAATTTTATTTAAAAGATTATTACTTTCCGTTGAGCCAAAATGGTCTAGGAAGTAGCATTTACTTTTTATTTTATCAAACTCGGCTTTTAAATTTTTCTCTGAAATTTTTTTACGTTCTTCAGGTAAATGAATTAATTTATTTAATGGTATTGAAAGTAATCCTCTTATACTTCTAGCTACACTTTCTTCTAATGCTATGTAGCCTACAGTGTGTCCTTTATTTATAATATCATAAGCTATCTCACGGCAAACTTGGCTCTTTCCAATTCCTGAGCCTGCTGTAAGTGTAATTATTTCACCTACTCTAATTCCTTTAAGTTTATTATTTAAACCTTCCCATACATAAGGTACTGAAGACCTACTATCATCACTTATTACTAAATCCCACGTATCTTTACCAGCTACTATTCCTTCAGGCGTATAAGTAGATGCACCCCATATAGCATCAATGACTTCTTTAGCTTTATCTTTAACTAACATTTCATTAGCATCTTTAAGAGG